CATCTTCAAACTGTGGATTCATTGCTTCAGTAATCTTATCAAAGATTTTCTTACCGAAACGGAACAACTTCACTTGTCCTTCGTTTTCTGGATGTTTAGGATCAGAAACGATGTATACATTGGCGATGTAATTCAATTTACGCTTTTGTTTACGGACTACATCTTTGTTGGCTTCAATGCCTGAATTCCATAATGTAGAGTTGTGTTCACATACAGGACATTGTTGGTTCTTGGTGGTCAAACAATTATCAATTAACCAACCACCAGGTCCTTGGAATCCATGAGAATGGATTTTAACCCAAGGTAATGCATCGTCACCATCTTTCTCGGATGCTGGGAGAAAACGAATAACAGCCATGCCGTTACCTGCTTTATCAACTTCTGGACGCCAGAAATTATCAGATTTCTCTGAACCACCTTCGGATGTTTGGGAGAGTGCCTCGATTGCTTTAGATAATTTATCGAGATTGCCAGATTGGCGTTTTAGATTTGCAAAACTCATATTGTGCTACCTTTCGTATAAACGGAGTATTAACGGAATATAAACTACTTTCAATGTACTGCTCATAATCAACTACTATATCAGAATATTTATCCAATGTCAAATGTACATTTTCAATATATTGAGTGTGGTGACGGTATCACTATGAAGTATACCAATACCACCTTCTTTACGCCATTGGTCAATGTTAACGGATGTATCATCAATCAATAGTACATTTGGGTTGGAATAATCTTTCTTGAATCTTTTACCTGGTACCAGATTTACAGGAAATCTAATATCATGTTTATCTAACCATTCTAATTTCTGTTTTCTAATGTCTGTATCACGCCTCTCGGATGATGTAGACGATAGAATCTCGGTTGGTATAGATAAACTCTTCAGGTACTCAATCAATTCTACTGCATCAGGCAATAGGTTTAATTTGGCAAACTGTTCTTCAGCAATAAACTGTGCAAAGAAACTATCAAACACTTTATAGGTTTCGGCTTCACTTGGGTAAATCTTGTATAGTTCTTTATACCGACCATCAAAGTCGGCAATCACACCATCCATGTCCAAGTATATCTTGGTAATTTTAACATCAGGCATATTCTTTAATCTTTTTCTTTAGTATATGTAAAAACTTATCTTTATCGTATTTTATAAACGGTGTATATTTTGTAATGATTCTGTGGTGCGTTGGCCAAATAATATCTTCTGTTATTTGTTTTTCCCACCTCGGCATACAACCAACAATATCAATCAATATACAAACCGTTTCTAGTGTAATCTTATTGTGCATTAGTTTGGTGATTAACATTGGCCAACCACCATCAACAGGTTTGAAGTAATCATCCATAGACCAGAACTCCGCACCATCAACACCATCGAACAGGTATATTATATCATTCTCAAAGGTATAAGTCAAGCTTTGCTGAATCTTTTGCCACTTGGTATAGTTCTCATCACCATCTTGTAATAGGTTACCTACCCAATCACCGTTACCATTAACAAAGTTTGCCACATAGAAGTCCCTCAATTCTTCCAAACTGTATTTACGGGACAACTTGGAGAATTGGTACTTGTCTTTACGGGTGGTAAATGATTGCTTTGATACATTGGTCTTGCCGTGGTATTTGAAGTAATCGTATGACGATGATGTAAAATGTAACTTCAAAGAATTCCACAAGGCATATGATGCAAAGCCTGTGTTTTCTGTCATATTGGTAATTTAGAACTTTTTTTCAATAGATTTAATTCTTGTGCTTCTTCTTTGATTCTTGCTTTGAGAGCGGATGATAATAGAGTGGCAGCAACCTCAACTTCAAGGCCGGATTCTTTACAATGATGACATATAGAATCCATCAGGCCTATTCGTTTATTAACTGCCAGTTCTTCAATCAACATACTAAAATTTTTAATTTCTTCACGGGTTGGCATACTAAATCTTACTATAAAATATATGATTCCCTATTTGTTTAACAACCTTGGTCTTACTCCAATTAGGCTTTACATAAACTGCATGGAAATACAATGCATTTGATTGGGCTATTATATCATGTACGAATGGTTCTGTCAATGCTTTTTTAGCAATGTTTACCGATTCTTCCCACATATACTTGTCTTTGCTTACCATTTCTTTGACCATACAGGTCCATGAAAATTGGCATACAGTTCTTAAATTTTGGTCTGTGGTTTTTTGGTAGACAACGGAACATATATCAGATGGAAACTTTCCACTATTAACACGGTTCATTGTTACCTGTGCCACGGCCAATTTGCCTTCATATTTCTCACTACCAGATTCGTAGTAGATATTCTTTGCAAGACATTCTACCTGTTTGTTATATTCTGCCGTTACTTCTTTTTCTGATATTGTATTAATATATTCTGCTGATATTGTTGGTGCCGTATAGAGTGTCACCAAACTCACCAATATCATTACTAATGTTTTATAATTAAACATTATATCTCCTTGTTTATGCAACAATTATGAATTAGTTTTCTTTATGATTTTGATTTCAGGTTGCGGTTGTGTCTGAGAAACGAAATTATTAAGAGTTTCAGATTTCTTAACTATTTCATCTTCTGTGGGGAATGTTGGTAGTACTGGATATTCAGGTGAGGCTGTGCCTGCTACCTTAGCCGATTCGACTTTTTGTTGCCAGTTTTCTACGAGGGATTGTTTTTGACTTTTAAAATCATCAACCAGAAGGTCTCTGGCCATTTTTAAAAGTTCGAGGCGTATCTCGAATGGTGTCATGCTTGTACTCCTATGTGTGTTTATGTGTGTTACTAGACGGTTGTGTGTGTTGTCTAGTAATATTATTTATCCAAATTTCAATTACACCAACTGGTCTTGGCTTCACCATAGTATTCCCGTGCATATCCTTGTTGGATTAACATGGTACGCAATGATTTACCATCTAACAATACATCACCTAGGACACGACCACCATACTTGTCCCAATCCATTAAAACCACTTGGCGAGTGGTAGAACCATTAATTATACTCTTGGTAAATGCTGATGCGGCCTGACCACGAGCATCTTCTGAAGGACATTGTGCTCTAAATCCTTTTTCTGGAGTATCCACACCAAATACACGAATAGACAATTCTTTCTTTAGTGGGTCTGGTAACCATAATGCTTGAAATGCCACAGTATCACCATCGATCACTCTGGTGATGGTGGCGTTATATGTTACGCCTTCTTTTTGTTTTTGTGCAAATACTGTTGTTGAAGTAACCAATAATAAAGCAATTAATATGTTTTTCATTTTTGTTCCTTATAAAATTTAATTGCTTTTACCAAACCTGGAATGTGGTCTTCCGTTTTCTGTTGAAATAGTAATGGTTCTTCATCTTCTACTGCCATGATAATAACTAAATTGTCAATTGGTATACCAATCAGTTCTTCATACATCAAAGCATATGCTGAGGTCTGCCAAAAGTAATCTTCAATACTAGTAATCGATTTAATTCTCTTGGATGTTTTAAAATCAATTACAGATAGTTTACCATCGAACTCACCAATACAGTCTACACGACCTGCCATCTCCAGTTTGGTGGACCACAAGGCCGCCTCTTGGTAATGAATATTGTTAATACGATTGAGTAATGGCTTCAATGATACAAACATTTCTTTGGCATCAGGCATAATATCACCCAATGAATCATTATTTAAATACCTCTCACATAATGTATGTACATTGGTACCACGACTGGTTGCCTTCTTTGATACACGATTGGCCTCTTCTTCACCAACTCTCTTACGCCACTCCATAATGGCCTGTTTCTTTTGGGCGCCTAGTACGGTAGTGACAGAAGGTAGTTTTGTACCATCAGGCAAAGTGTAATATCTTTTACCATCGGGGAATGTTTCTGATTTTAAATCTTGTAGTTCTTTTGGTGTGCAATAATTAAACATAGTATATAATTAACTTTCTATTCTGAATCTTCAAATTTCAACTTAGCTAATATATATTCTTTCACCAAACTACTACGAACAATATCTTCTGCTGTAAATTCTATTTTTGTAAATGCTGTCATATGCATGGCAATATCAAAGAACCTCATAATGCCACTCATATCAGTTTTTCTTCTATTCAAATCGGTCTGACGATAATCACCACACCAAATAATCTTAGAACGGTAACCAACCCGTGTCATCACGGTATCAATTTCTTCAAAGTTCAAGTTCTGCATCTCATCAACAATAATGATAGCATCATCAAATGACATACCACGAATGAATGATGTAGAGATAAACTCAATGTAACCTTGTTCTACCAATCTTTGATAGGCATCTTTACGCTCAAACAATGTTTCACAAATCTGTTGGTACGGTTGCTGAAAGATTTCCATCTTCTCAGTAACATCACCCGGTAAATGGCCAATCTCTCTTGATTGTACCGCAGACCGAACTATAATAATCTTATTGAATGGATTGGACTTATCCAATACCTCTTCCAATGCTTTGTATAATGCACAGAATGTTTTACCTGTACCTGCCACACCATGTAATGCTACGAAATAATCACCTTGTTTATAGGCATCAAAGAAGATTTTTTGATTATCTGTTAATGGCTGAAATGTCTTTAAATCATCTATTCTGATTTTTAAGGCATGAGTTTTATTTTGTGTCGGTTCTGGTGATTCTACAGCTTGGACTTTTCTTTTGGCTACCATCATTACTCCTTGGATTATTATTATTGTGTGCTGGTGTCTTGGGAGTTTTTTCTACAGGACTAACTTTAGCATTAATGCCTCCTCGATGAATCAACAATATAGGTAAGGATTGTACAGGTATTACCATTCTCTTGGCAACTTAGTTTTGTGGCCGGCCATGGTATTTTCAGGAATGGTATCTTTCATTCTCTGAATTACACCTCTTTCAAAGGCTGCATGAGGCTGACCAATACCGGGTACCGACATACGAGTGCCGTCACCAAATACTGGTAGATTCTCTGCTGAGTGGTATCTTTGTAGGTGTGGATTGTTTGTGATGAATTCATCTAACACAGTATATGACATACGGTGTTCTTCAATTTCATTGGTAGTAGTATTCAAAAAGTCATATGTTGGCATTAAGAGTATCCATAAGATAAAGGTTCAACCATTTTAGTAAACCATTGTGGTTCATTCCTACTATTTATCTTACCTTTCCATGACCACAGATGTTGTTTATTCATTACATAGTAATTATGGTATGATTGTAAAGCATCACCGGGAACTTTACATTCATCAGGCATGGCGGGTGTAGGACCCGTAAAACTACCTTTTGGAATATTTTTTGGTAAATTCCAAAACAACGCTTTGACTAAACCACTCTCTTCACATTTATGTACTTTACCATAACGATAGGTATATTCTTTACAACAGGCCAATAATAGTTTACTCAACCAAATATAGTTTGAATCATTTTGTCGGCACCACACAGCTGAAGGATGATTAACATGAGTAGCGGAATAAAGCATTTGCTGGCGCTCATCAGAGAGAATGTAACGCTGTTGTTTGCGACCAGACTCAGATAGACCAATAGTAAGAACACCGTCAAGAACACGGTGTGCGGTAGAAAGTAATTGAGCATATTCAAGTATCATCTTTATGCAATGTTTATCAACGTGCATTTCTGCACACTTTACGGGATCATTATCAAGGTAAAATATATTCATAACATCCTTATTAGGCCGACTGTATCAATAGTAGTAAGTAACAAGTAATTAGCAACCATCCCAAAAGATTTACGAGTAAAAGCAGCCCACAAGTACATAGCACACCCAGCAATCCATACTGGATATAATATGAGTAACGGTGGTGTAGGCACCGTGAGAGCCATTGTGAGAGCACATCCGATACTAATTGCCCATGCCAATAACTCCACAATAAAGCGGAGTTTATTTGATTTCCAATCATCGCCTATCCAATTAAATACATTATGAAATAAATCATTCATTACAGTTTAGGAATCTCTAATGTAGAGGTAGAACCTTTTAGTGATTTGACCTTCTTGGCAATATCTTCACTTGATACTGTCTGCATGGCAAATTGCTTGAACTGGTCATAACTATCATTCACCTTAGTGAGGCCACCATCGGTTAGAAACAAAGCACAACCACCTGAGGCCAATGGAGCAATCTCATGAATTGAGTCCAAATTAATAATTACTTTACATTGTTTATCCATCGAATCAACTTCAACAAACATAGCCATTATGCTTCTCCTTTATCTGACTTCACGGTTAATTTTGCCAACTTGGCACGCTTCTCTGATACTTCTGCTTCAATCATCATTTTCTTCCAATGGCCACGCTTCGACTGGTCATCCATTAAAGCCAATGTTCTTTTACTACTCTTACTTAAACTAAAATCTTTATTTGTTTTCATTTATTTACCTTATCACAATCTTGAACACGAATTAAATATACTGTATTTGTGGCAGGTCTTACAAAGTAACACTCACCTTTAATATTCCAAACTAAACGATTTTGAATACCATCTTTATATTCTGGTAGTGGTGGGTTCTCTACAAAGAAAGCAACACCAGCAACTATAAATGAACCAATAATTACGCCAATCAAATAACCAGCAATATTAAATGATTTGATTTTATCCAATAAATTTGTAAACATCAATGATTCCTTTATTAATTAAGTAACCTAGGCTAACACAGAATACCAATAAAGTCAACAGAAAAATGGTAAACTTTGCTGATTGTCCACGGAAATGTTCCACTTCTAATTCAAGCATATCTTTCTGTGCCTCTAACATATAATTGGTAGAATCACCCATCAATTCAATTGTTTTCTTGGCACCTTCCAATGACTTCTTGGCTTGCCAGAGATAGTAATAAGGTATCATAATTATTTTTTAATATTGGCACGATAGTATTGCTTAGCAGTCAATATGATAGCAACTAACCATGGCAATTGAAATTCAATCCAATCTTGCAAAGGATCTACATAAGTGTCAACGAATGGTTCTTTGAGAATCATTTGCATAGCCACCAAGAACAACACAAAACTACCCAAGTAAATTAGATTTGGCCATTTTGCCAATAGATTAGCAATGATTGTTGAACCAAATAGAATAATTGGTACTGAAATCAACAAACCGAAAATAACAAGACCAAAATCTCCATTAGCGGCAGCGGCAATACCAAGAGCATTATCAATACCCATAACAGCATCAGCAACAAGAATAGTACCTACTGCCGACCAAAAAGTATCTTTAGCTGTTATTTTGTGGTCATCATTTTGCAATGTCAATTTCCAACCGATGTAAATCAAAGCCAGACCGCCAATCAATCTGAGTCCCGGTATTAACAATAAACTGGTTAAGACCGCAACACTAACGAATCGAATAGCTACAGCACCAATTGTGCCCCATAAAATTACCTTTTTGCGTTGGGATTCGGGTAGTCTGTTTGCAGCCATACCAATAACCAATGCGTTATCACCCGCCAATACAATGTCTATCAAAATGATAGCCAACACTGCCCATGCTGCTTGAAATAATGCTAATTCCATTTTCTTTCTCCTCTTTTAATCCCACAGGTTTTGGTAGTATCTACCGAATAATCTAAACCCATTTGCCTTACGCTTTTGGTGTGCCTCTAGACCTTCTTTATCTAGTTTTAATTTACTCACATACTTGCCATCTTTATCCCAAGGCTTTTCATCACCACATTCTGAATGGTCAAAGAATTGTGACTCATCATCATCTTTGAGTTTCTGTTCAAATGACCAAATCATTTCTTTGAGAATCCAATCCCACCGCATGAAATGTAAACTGTCGGTGTCCCATTCATTCTCTTTTGGTTGTGCCATGTAACTACGCAGGTACTCTGGTACATCATCATCTTCTGTATAAGGTGCACCGTGTTTATCTTTTTG